CTAGCAAGGCGCGTAATGAAGCATTCTCGGTTTCTAAGTCGCTCATGGTTGTGACTCAGTGACACTTGTGACAGACGTTTTGGAACAATTACTCGCAACAAGAGGCTATAGGTGTATATATATATTTATGTAAAAGAAGTGTCACTACTGTCACTCGCAATTCTGATCGTAAATTACCGATCGATTTGAGTGACGCTTCGGTGACAGGTGACACTACTGCCACACCTCCTGCACCCGTAGACCGATGTACACCCTGGTCTTGTTCGTCCGGACGTCCCGTAGCGCCTCCCGTTCAATCAGGTCGTTCCGTAGGTTCGTCCAGCTCTTGGGCTTCCTGCCGACCCCCTCCACGTACGCCTTGTACGAGGCGTAAATCGGTCGATGCCCCATCTGGCAATCCCAGTCTGTCTCAGTGCTCTCGGCAAGCCACTCGCCGACAGTATCGACGTCCGTCAAGTACTCATCGGTAAACGCTCGGATGCTGACAGGCATCGCTGCCATCAGATCTCCCTTGAATTCGTCCTGCAGGCGGTACAAGCCCTCCAGTGCCCATCCAAGGACTTTCCCGGCTTCTGCCCTCAATGTTGCCTTGAGCCCCGTATCGCGGATCGTAGGGCGTGTCTCAAACCGCAGGACAGCCATCCGATCCCGCATGGCGCTATCGACCTTCCCCAACTGAGGCGGGTCGTTGCTCACAACGATCAACTTGTGGGTCGGCGTAAACGCAAACGGGCGCCCGTAGGGGTTCCGGGCATGGATGGTGTCCCCACCGGTCAGAGACTTAGCCGCCGGCGCGTTCCAATAGTCCCCTTCGCCGGTCTCGTTGACCACTGCCATGCGCTTACCCTTCAGCACTGCCTTCCAGTAGGCGCCGTCACTGCCTCGTACGCCCAACAGCACCTCCGCAGGGATAATGCACCCGTAGTCCCCGAACGCATGCAGCAGGGTCTCGACGAAGATCGACTTGCCGGTTCCGCCTGGCCCGTAGACGAACACCAGGCAGCGCTGGTTGCTGACGCCCGTCAGGCATGAGCCTGCCCACATCTGTAGCCATTGCCTGGCCGCATGGTCGGGCATGGACTCGCCTACGAACTGCTCCCAGCGGCTATCGATGTACCCAATGTCCGGTGCTTGGGTCACGGTCATCGTGATCGGATAGGCAATCGATGGGTCAAGGAGCTCATCGGAGTCGATGCAGATCGCTCCAAGCGGCGTACCAATCAAGCCGCTCGATGCATCAAAGTCTTCGAACGATCGCGCAACGGTATCGTCGGTCTTCGCGTAAGCCATTGCCTCCCGTGCGAACCGACCAGGCAACTTGTCCGGGAACTCGCGCATGACGTAATCAGTGACTACGCGCTCGGCAAGCCCTTTATCGTGCTTGTATCGGAACTCCATTGGGTCAAAGACCATCCAATGCTGGAGCGCGTCTACCCACACAACTCGGGCATCACGCAGTGAACCAACGATCGCCGCGAAGTGATTGCGTATGGTCATGATTCCTCCGTATTCCGAAGCCTCGGTTTATACGATTCATTTTCAAACTTGTCGCCGAAATACTCAAGCGCCGCCCTTACTGCTTCGCCATCACGCAAAGAAAAGTCAAAACTGCAGTGCGGAAATTGCGGAGCCGCCTCACGAATCAATATCCCTTTAACACGTTCAATATCTAGACGCACATACAAAGCGCGTTCCGCATCTGGATACCAAAGGTTTATTTGGTTGGTTTTTGGAATCTTTTTCATTTCTGCTCCGTCCGATCAAAGACAACGCATTCGCGCTCTAATTGATCGCATGCAATGCAATCAGCAATCCAGGTTTCGTTGGTGTAATAACGGGTTCCAATGCGTCGGGTCTGAATGCGTCCCGCTTCAACCCAACGCCACATCGTGGATCGCGATGGCTTGTAGCCTGTCAATTGTTGAATGCGTATGGCTGCCTGAGCCATCCCCATGACTTTTTCTACTGGTTGTAATTGCATTAGAATGGAATCTCCTCTCCCTGCAGCACCTCGGTAAAGTCTTTGATCGTGTACTCGGGCCCGAACTTGCCGCCGTCTTTGACGGTGCAGTTGAACTCACCGTAGTAACCAGGCGACAGAATGCCGACGCCCTCAAGGTTCGGCCATGCGGTCAGCATTTCGCCGGTCTCCAAATACACCTTGTAGACATCGCCCCTAGAAGTTTGGCGGGTTTCCACCTTGGCGACGCAACCGTTCAACCTGGTCAAGCCCTTAGCCGGTGCCGGCATCGGGAGCTTGCCAGATACTGCCTTCTCGATGTTCTGCTTGGCGCGGATCGCCTCAAGACGCGAGGACATTTCCTGTGCCGTCGGCTCTGGTCGCGCCGGCGCCTTGACAGGCTCAACTACATCGTTGCCATCGTGGTCATCATCGCCGACTACCCCCACCATGGCCGCCAACTGGCACCGGCGAAGGTACGTGGTCATCCCCACCAGCGCGTGCGCCGTGGTTGGTAGCGGCACTTCGATCGTGGTGCTGCGGCTTTCGTCACCAAAGTACAGGTGCGTACCGACGCCGAGAACGCCGCCGACGCCAAAGACTGACTGAGTGACGGCAATGCCGTGCTTTGCCAGGACAGGTCGGATGGCATCTAAATGTGCCGCCAATGATGCGTACTTCGACACCTTGCCGCCATTGCGGAAAGCGCCGTTTTCCCGGTCAAACACTGGATTCTTCAGTTCAACCTGTGCCGCTGCCAACGCGGAAACGAGGGTACTTGCGGTATCTGCCTTCGCCATGCTGTGCTCCTCTCATGAAGCAGGCGAAGGATGCGCCCGAGTCCGTCGTGGTCTCAGTCAGCGCATCCTTACGCATGCCCTAAGCCTATCGACCACTCGAGAAGTTTGCAACAGAATTCTGGAAAGCCACCCTGGCGTGGCCTTGTTTAGCGCTGCCTGGCGCTTCTTGCACCCGCCGCAAGGCTTTACGCCTACGGCAGTTGTGGCTGCGGCGACAACATCGCCGATGCCTGGCGTCACTTCCGACTTGCCCACAAACTCTAACTCACCGTCCGGCAGGATCTGCGCTACGGCCATGCGAGTAACTCCGGCGTGTATGTACTTGATGCGGATCATTAGAACCCTGTCACGGTAATGGTTGATGGAACGCCAGCGCGGCTAATCGGCGATGTCACCGAGCCGCACAGATCAGGAATAGCCGTACAGCCTTGGTTCAATTGCCGGCCGCTCAATCTCACAAGGTAGTAAAGGCCTTCAGCCATCCAAGTATCAGTAGTTGCTTTGCGCCTTTGGTATGTGCATTCCATTGATTGCGTCAGGCACACGGTTTGTGAAGTCACGTCGCAATTCTGATCGGTTTGCGAGTACGTGACATTGTCGCCAGCAGTAATAAAGATCACGATCGTGCTTGTGTTGTAACACGCGCCACTGCGGCCGCAGCTAGAAGAGAACTCTTGATCGCACGCAACTGCAAGAAGCGGGATAACTGTATCGCCGCCACCACATGAAACCGTCGACACAGAACTAATAAACGGTCGCTCTGAATTGCAAATACCACCATTGTTGGTAGCACCGGCAATGACAAATGTGCCACTGTAATTGCTTGTACCTACTGCCTTGCTGTTTGATCGGCACTGCGGGTCTTCCGGATTGCAATCGGGCGCATACGTAATGTAATCCTGCTGAAGCGCTCGCGGCGTGCAATCAGTGTGGGCAATGAATTCGCTGCCTGGCTCACATAGCGGTGGGACGTTGATCCCATATGCAAGCGCTTGAATAGATCCCGACACGCTAAAGGTATAACTACGGGCCGGGAACGTAGACGGAAACGTGATGTTGCAATCCGCCCGCGCTGGCATTACGTCAGGCGGTGGTGGTGGTTCTTCACCAGTGCAACAGCAAATCCGCCGTCGGCTCATTTTCCGCCCTGCCGACGGCAGTAGATGTAGCCGCCCACTACGCCGATCACGCCGAGCATGATGCCGAACCAAAGACTACCGATGAGCGATTCCATTGATGCAATGATCATTTCCGTGCCTTCTTTCCTACTGGTCTGAACTTCCTGAACGTGTTTCCGACTGAGCATCCACCCGCAAACGTGACTACGAGTAGCGCCACCATCCAGATCGTGTATTGGGTTGTAGTCAGCATTCCTTATCTCCGTGGTATGTACATGTAGATGAGTGCACCGGCTACGAGCACCGATGCGCCGATGCTCATGTAGGTCAGCGTACTGAAGATCGGATGCGTGTCATCGCTGACGTACGGTATGGCTTCGTGCACCGCATTGGCTTGCGCCTCGATGCTGTCGAGTTCGGCGCTTGCCCGCACTAGGTACGCACGTGCCAGCGCAGCACTAGCCGCGCTCGATGTCGCTGCCTGTGAGATCATCGCAGTCTGCGAAGCGCAGCCAGTCAATAGGCAAGCGACGATGACGGCGAGGTAGATCAGACGAACTCCCTGCGCGGCGTGGCCGGTAGACACGTTGGGAGCGTGGCAAGCAGCGCGGGCGCAATGGTCTCGCACCGCACGTTGGCATGGATTCGCAAGTCTGCCGGAGTGATCTCCACGCCGTCTTGATCAAGCACAGCGCCCATCGTGCCGATCATGTCGATGTAACGTGGCTCAGGGATCAACGCAAGCGCCGTATTCATCTGCGCCAGTGTGGTAGTGCGTAGGTAGTAGTTCGTCATGTGGTCTTCGCAATCATCTCTGCGTAGGTCAAGGCGCTGTAGTACTTCACGCTCTTAATGGAGTTGTTTAGGTAGCCATCCCACGTACCGGAACCGCTTACGCCCGTGGTCGATTGGGATCCAAGGGTTAGCCAGGTCGAGAGCGTGGTGCCCACGTTGCTACCGCCAAATGTCGGCGTAGCACCGTTCACGCATAGGTCGAACGAAGACGTAGGCGTGGGCGCGTTCCAAGCGATCGCCACCTTGTTGAGTCCGCTCACTAGTCCCGTCTGCGTTACTGGTGAACCAGCACTGAAAGCGATCTGCGCCGTGGCGCTTGCGTTTGCTTGCTTGAGATGCCAGTGCCGTGTGGCTGTTGTATCGGTGGACATGATCGAACGATCGCCAGCACCGTACGCGCCGCGGTAGAACTCCACCACCATTGCGCCCGGTTGCGCGTAGAGCGATGTCCACGCGGTACTGCGGATTACGGCATCATCGGCTAGGCGGGTCAGTGAAGCGGTGGTGGTAGGGATGTAAGAACTTGCACTAGAATTTGCCTCTAGTTGTGCGCCCCACAATATGACGCCCTTGTTAGTGTCACCGGCGTAGGCAGAACCAAGACCGAAATTTGTATTAGCACCACCCGGAGTGGCTGTATCACTTGGACAAATTAAATAAAATTGACACAAACGCCCAGTAATAGATATTCGATACCAACCACTTCCACTCGGCCCAGCAGCAGAAATGCTACTTGTTGGAGTAGTTGAAAACCATGTACCGGTGTTTACGAGTTCGGTGCTGCCGATTGTTCCAGCACTAAGATCTGCCGTGATTCTGTAGTACGGTCCACCAGAGCCATTTGCTGCTGACAAATTAACCCACTGCCGACCGAGACCGCCTTTGACATACACGGAAAAGGTTCTTATTTCAGTGCTTGTGCCTGGTGAACCTGCATTTCCAGCAAAGTAACGAGTTGAAGTACCGGCAGTCTCCAACATGTAATCAGCCGTTGAATTTCCATCAGGTGCTGTGGTCGCATCAGTAGAAGCAGTTGCATTTGATTTCAACCACGAACCGTTACTGAAATCCTCGCTGTACGTAAACAAGTTCGTAGCACTGGCCTCAATTAGCAAGCCCTTCGCCACGCCGCCCGTGTAATCAAATCGCGCAGCGCCCGCACTGGCAACCGTCTTCACGTACCCACTGGCATCGATGTACGTCGCGCGCGCCGTGGAATCTGCGCGTGTGAACGTCAATGCAGTCGGCACTGTGCCAGCGGTGAAGTCCAGTGATAGCAGCGCAGTGTCGCCCAGCATCGCCTTGCGAAACATGGAGGTAAACATAGTCAGATGGTCTCCGCTGAGGTGCGAAAGCCGATAGTCGCAATGTGCAGCGAATCGGTGCTAGCGTGGTCGAGGTACAGGACGATTGTGCCCCATGAGTTAGACGCGTATGCGGCAGTCTGCGCCATCGATAGCGTCCAAGTGAACGTCCCTGACGCGGCAACCACTACGGCGTACGTGCCAGTGTTCAGCGTGTTCGTCGATCCGATCTGCACGTTGCCCTTGACCGTGTAGCCGGTCAGGTTCTGCGCGGTCGAGGTGCCTTCCACCTGGACTGTGCCGGCAAGTACCCACTCTTCGCCTGGGACGATTACGACTCCTGGGTATGAAAGCGCTAGGTCTAGGTTTGGCATTTATTGCTCCGCTGGTGTGCATCGCACTGGGTTTGGTCGATCGAAGTACGCGAACGTAGCGCCCGAACTGTCATAGCAGATATGCAGTTCAACCTTGGCGCTAAGTTGTGTCGTTGGCCATACGTCCGTAATGGTGTTGTATTGACTGCCCACGGGCCCGATGGTCGCCGCTGGCGATACGGAGATGTTCATCCCGTCAACGATGTTCAACGTGTTGTGCCACTCGCGAAGGTTCACCGCGGCGGTGTACGTTCCACTTAGGTCTGCCGTTGGGACAGTAATCCCACCGCCACCGATCGGAGTCGGAAACCATATCTTCACTGAGTACGTCCATCGGTTGTCCGCGTAAAGCGTGGCAGATTCGATCGATGCCAGGACAGACTTGGTAGGCGCCTTGGCAAACACCTGTGCCTGGCTAAACGTCACGCCCTCAGAATTGGCGTTCACCTGGCGTACTGCCTGCGCAAAACTGTTCATAGCGTGCCGGCTAAGGCCGCCATACAGGTTCGAGGTGAATACGGGGTTATGAATTGCCATTAGGCGATAGCGAGCGGTTCGGGGTTGGTCAAGGAAAGCAACTGTGATGCGGTAATAATTGAAGAGAAAGAAGCGGTATCGCTGTACTTTTGCAACCACACAACGGATGCCACTTGCAAGATTGGATACGTGCCGATGGTGACGCCGGCAGTCAAGATCGGTTCGCCGGTCGGGTTTGGCGCAGGGATTTGCTCGAGGTGGTACCAGGCGTCATACAAGAAAGTGTGCGACATCCGGTAGTAGTTGCTATCGATTGGCGCCGTTTGAAAGCCCTGGTACAACAGCGTTCCAATTGGAGCACCTAAGAATACTGCATCGTTCCGTTTTCCTACATAAGTTGTAAACGATGCCCATGGCGGTTCCGCCGATGGCGATGATTGCGGGAGCGTCCGATCGTATTGGATCTCAATGCTGACAATCTGCTGAGGTACTTCGTAGCTCTTTGCCTTACCGTTGGTGTCCACCTTGTCCCCACCAATGTCTGCACCGCCAGTAAACGCAACCGTGCCATTGGTTGGAAAGGTTGCGCCCTTGCGATACATAGCAGTTGAGCGGACAACGGTAGCGCGGGTGCACTGGCAGAAATCAGTCTGATCGGTCAGACCAAAGCGGCGAGTGCTAGCGCGTACGGTCACGCGGTAGTGGTAAGCCTGCTCGCGGATCGGTTGGATGTCAACCGAGCGAACCACCATGGTCTTTAAATAATAATCACTGCCGTAGATCAGGGAATCAATACGGGTGTTTGGTTGCGGACAGAATGCGATCAGCTGCGCTTCGGTCGGAACGTCAGTACCGGCAGAAGTCCACTTCACCAGGTAAACGATCTGCATCGATGACTCTGCTGGAACCGTTGCCAGTTCGTACGAGCGACTTCCCGCAAGTTCAATGAAACTGAAACTACCCATTAGGAACCACCCTTCAGAGTTCTATTGATTTCGATTAATACCTGTTCATCACGGCGGGGAGCGTCGCTCATTCCCCTGGTTGTTTCTTGCCCGGATGTGCCCATACCTAAACCAAAGTTACTAAACACGCTCGACATGTTCTCCCTGCTGAACTGCTTTGCTGGGTCAGTAAATGTCATCATTACGCCATCAATCATTTTGTTGAACAAAGTCATGCCCGACTGTTTCATCGATTCCGTGAACGCCAACTGCCCACTGCCAGCGGATGCCAAGTCTGCAGCAGTTCGTGCCTCCATTCCAGAGCGTTTCGCACGCTCCGCACCGGCTACGTCGGGCCCAAATGCCTTGGCGTACTTGATCTCGTCGTTGATCTTCGCCATGGTGGTTTCCATGATTCCGCGCTGGGCTTCGGGCGAGAACCGCGAACTAAGCGCGGTGATCTCTTGCATTCGGCGGTCGATCATTTGGAAAGCATGCATCAGGATCTGGAAGCCCTGCTGTGCCATGTTGAACGATGCACCAATGGCTATGGCACTGGTCTTGCTGTTTAACTTCTGCAGCTCGCGGTTGGTTGCAGCCACACCCTTGATGACGCCGGATGGGTCAACTTCGGCGCGGATGACAGCCTTCATGCTCTTATCTGCCATAGTGTTCCGCCTTTAGCCAAGGGATGCAGCGCTGCGGCGGTTGCTGCAACGTGTTTACTACCAAGGCCGTGAGCAACCACTCGCACCGCTCAAGGGTGGTCAGTTCGGTTGCAGCAATGCCTGCCGGCATCATCATCCTTCGTTCCCCATCTGCAATGCGCCAGAGCCTGCGCTCGGCGCTTGAGTAGGGCGCGATGGTTTATTGATCTCCTCCAGCAGAGCCGAGCAAAGTTCTGCGCGGATGTTTCCTAGTTCGGCGTGGTTGACAACGAATGGACTGCCATCGGTGCAAGTGATGCAAGCGCCCCACCAGTACGGGTCAGCCGGTGCGCGCGCGTAGTCCGCCATCGTCGGTTCACGCACCATGACAACACCAACGCCAGGCACATTGACTGTGCGCGGCTTGGCTATCAGTTGAGACAAGTCAAACGGCATCAGAACTCCTCAAGGGTGAGAGACCACATTCCGGGCCCAGTGCCGTCATCCGTGCGCGTGGCGCTGGTCATATGTCCAATAATGGTGTAGGTAATACTGCCTTGGTCAACGTATGTGAGTGTGCAAGTAACAGCCACTGCCAGTGCAAGAGTGGTTGGGTTCATATGGCTGCGGATTGCATTATCCGTAGAACCATTTTGCGCCATTACATCGAAAGTGGCAGTGCGTGAGAATCGACCGGGTGCGCGCTTTTCTTGGAAGTCGGCGATGGTTGTCACATCAAGGCTACTGCGAGCAACTGAAATAGTGACGTTTTTAGCAGGAAACGCTGTTATTGTTCCACCTTGAAGGGTCAGTGAGAATGTTCCGCCGTAACCTGAGACGATTGCCATGATTAGTCCTCCTGGACAAGTAGGGTGAGTGAGATTGTTCCGATACGCGCTGCGTCCTCGCGGCCGTCATCAAGCGGCTCGACGGAGAACGCGACGCTAAATTCTGACAGCACCATGCTGCAAAGGTTGGTTACGTCGTTGTATGGGCCAGTAAAGACGCCAGTAAGGTCATCTACTAACGTGGTTACGTCTTCAATGTTGTCGGCGATCGCTTGCACTTCCACTGCGATCGTCCAATGATTCTTGGCAGCAACGCCACCCATGCTCATATCAAGTGTTGCGCCGGTGATCTCGTAGACGTAACACGGGGTAGCCATCGATGCAACGCGGATGCCCACGTATGCCTCATGCTTGATTAGCAGCGCTGCGTAGATGGCTTTATGGATGGCTTCAAGCGACATTTGCGGCTCCTAGGATCTTGCGAGCCTCAACAAGAATTTCGGTAGCAATCGACTGCATGAACGCACTGACGTTTGCCTTGCTCCACGCCAAGCTGCGGTGCGAACCGGGAATGAACTTGCCGGATGCCTTGTGCTTAAATCCGTTCTCTAGCCAGGGGTAGACGTACTGCATGCCCTTTGCCCTGGCGCCGCCCTTCTTGCCAAGGATGATGCCGAGTTCAACGCGGATCGGGGAGCCTTCGCCGCCCATGCGCTTCGGTGAGTTCAGTTTGGTAGCCGAAGCGATCGCTTTGCGGTGCGGGTTCTTGCCCTTGTACGGTGCGCTAATCCACAGAGCCTTTAGCGCGGCGGTAAACGGCTTCGCGGCCTTGCGGATCGCCTTCTTGCGCACTGACTCATTGAGGCGCGGGGACAGCCGGCGCAGGGTGTCGCGTACTTCCTTAGTGTCAACAGTGACCTTGACTACGGTCATGGCGTCACCTCTGAGGCTTCAATCTCAAGGCGCCGGCGGCGTTGGTCGCGATCCCAGCAGGCGCGGACGGTAAACGTGCGCTCGGTGCCGTTGTCGTACCACAGCAACCGGCTGCGGTTAGACATCATCGGGTGCCAGGCGGCAAGGATGCGCCAATCGGTGCGCGTCGCTGGGCCGCCATCGTCCATGGTGTCCGAAGTGTTGGCAAGTTCTACGTGTACAGGCAGGGTCGCGAATGACAACCAGGACTCAGAAGCCTGGCCAAACGCATCAACTGTGCGTACTGGATTCTGCGCCGTCATCACGAGGCGCATCATTCCGGATGGAACATGGCCCATTGACATTAACCAATCCCCTTACCCATCATGCCGGTGATCCGATCCCAGTAGGTCGAGTCCAGCGCCCTAGTGTCATCGCCGCGTTCCGCAACCTTCTGCGCGACGCGGTTCAATAGCGCCAGCTCGAGCAGCGGGTTCAAGGCGGCATTGCCGGCTGTCACGGTGAGGGTGACCGGGTAGGTCAGAGCATCAATTTCCATATCAACGTAGATCAAACCGTTGATCATGATCTTGGCACATGTGCCGGTTAGGGGCACTGTCGCACTATCGCTATAAAGCGCCGTAGTGCCGGCTAGGTCGCCTTGACGCTCCAAACGGAGGTACAGACCGCCGTAGATTGTCACGGGCGCTGAGGGCACCCACTGCGTTCGGGTGACAGTCTCCACGCACCACCCGGTGCGCTCTTCAAGTTCGCGTACGGCTCCTGCCCAACAAATCGAAATGGCCGGATCATCCTCGTTGTGGACGATGCGGGCCCAACTGCGGAACTTTGCAATATCTAGAGCCATGGTTCCCCGCAACGGGGGGGTGGAGCCGAAGCCCCACCCACCCGAAGGATGAGAGGATCATTACGCGTTCGTGACTTGCAACTGCACCAGCGCATTCACGCGAGTGAAGTCGGAGTTGGCAAACATCATGCCCTGGTAACGAATCCGGCCCGTACCACTGAGGCTGTATTCATCGCGGGTCACTGACATCGACCCCCATTCACGCATCGCGAAGCTGTCTCGGATTCCGCCGAGAACCACCAAGCAGTTCTTGCCAGTGGTGTTTGTGGTGACTTGCGCCGGAATGTATTCCGTGATGAACACTGGGAGCCCAAACAAGGTAAATGGCGCCGCGTTCTGAATCGTTGCAACGTTGTCCGAACTTGGGACAAAGATTGGCACATTGTTGACCAGTGTTCCGGCAATGACTGCGTAAACGTCTTGCGGAATGATCCAAGCGGCCGTGTTCCAATACGCTGCTGGCAACTTCGTGTAGCGCATTTCAAGGAGCTTGGCAACCCAACCGGCAGACGTCACGCCAGCAATGCTGTTTGCGCGGAGGTTTCCACCGCCGGACGATGCAGTTGCTGTGGTAATGTTGATGCCAGTGGTGCTGGTCACCTTAAAGATGCCCGTTGGCTGATTTGTACCTGAGCCTCCCACGTAGCCGAATTCAAGGTTCTTAGACAACTGAACCTGCAAGTGTGAGAGAACCTCTTCTTCCACATTAAATGCACGGTCGGATTGGACGATGAGTTGTTGCGATACTTCGGTCTTCGGCAAGCAAAGCACCGGCGGCAATGCAACTTCCGTAAACAACGGATCAGCATTGGTTGCAACCACGGTTCCGCTGTCGGCTTCAGTCCATGCGCTGGTGTAATCAGCAGTCTTCAGCGTCGAGTAACGAAGAGCCTGGTATCCCTGAACTCCTGTACGCAGGTCACCTATGGACCTCATTACGGAATTCGCGCTCAGGTATTTCATGACCATTTCT